TTGACTCTAATCCTGATGGGTATTGCTTATATTTTGATACAGAAGCCGCAGTTAATAAACCCTTATTGGAATCTCGTGGGATTGACTTAAACAGATTGGTTGTAATTAATGTAGTAACCATTGAGGAGTTCAGAACCAAGGCACTTAAAGCAATTGATATATATTTAAAGACCAACACAGAAGAACGCAAACCCTGCATGTTCGTGTTAGACTCTTTGGGAATGCTCTCCACCGAGAAAGAGATTAGGGACGCACTTGATGATAAGCAAGTTCGTGATATGACTAAATCTCAATTGGTTAAGGGAGCATTTAGAATGTTAACTCTTAAACTCGGTCAAGCGAATGTCCCACTCATTGTTACAAACCATACGTATGATGTCATCGGAGCTTACGTCCCAACAAAAGAAATGGGCGGCGGTAGTGGACTCAAATATGCAGCGAGTACAATCATATATCTCAGCAAGAAAAAGGAGAAAGATGGAAAAGAAGTCATTGGAAACATTATCAAAGCAAAGACTCACAAATCACGTTTAAGTAAGGAAAATAAAATTGCAGAGATTCGCCTCTATTATGATAAGCGTGGTCTTGATAAGTATTATGGTCTTCTAGAATTGGGAGAGATTGGAGGACTGTGGAAGAATGTAGCAGGTAGATATGAAATAAATGGAAAGAAAATATATGCTAAACAAATTTATGCAAATCCTGAAGAATATTTTACCCCTGAGGTATTGCAAGCTCTTGACGAAATAGCACAAACGGAATTTAGTTATGGAGAAGGTTGAGTTTCTAATTCTTAGAAACCTCTTATATAATGAAGAATATGTTCGTAAAGTTCTTCCTTTTCTTAAAGGAGATTACTTTGAAGACCGTAATCAACGTATAGTATTTGAGGAGATATCTAAATTTGTACAGGATTATAATAAACCTGCTACAAAGGAAGTTCTCTGTATTGAGACAGAGAAGAGGCAAGATATTAATGGATCAGAATTTGAAGAAGTAAGTAAGTTAATAAGTTACTTAGAAGATGAACCTTCTGAGTTTAATTGGTTGATTGATACTACTGAGAAGTGGTGTCGAGATCGTGCTATATATTTGGCATTGATGGAATCAATACAGTTAGCAGATGGAAAGGATGATACTAAGGGAAGAGATGCTATTCCTGAGATTTTGTCCGATGCTTTAGCAGTATCTTTTGACAGTAATGTAGGACATGATTATCTAAGCGATTATGAAGCAAGGTATGAATCGTACCATAGGAAAGAAGATAAGATCCCGTTCGACCTCGAATACTTTGACAAGATTACGAAAGGAGGTATTCCGAATAAGACTCTCAACATTGCTCTTGCTGGCACAGGGGTTGGAAAGAGTTTATTTATGTGCCATGTGGCTAGCAGTGTCCTCCTCCAAGGCAAAAACGTCCTCTACATCACTCTCGAAATGGCAGAGGAAAAGATTGCGGAGAGGATCGATGCTAACTTACTTAATGTTAATATACAGGACATAGTAGATTTACCAAAACAAATGTTTGATAGTAAGGTTTCTAATCTTACTCAGAAGACTCAGGGTACTCTTATCATTAAAGAATATCCTACTGCTTCTGCTCACTCAGGACATTTCAAAGCATTACTTCAGGAGTTGGCATTGAAAAAGTCGTTCAGACCTGATATAATATTTGTAGATTATCTTAATATCTGTGCCTCATCCCGATATAGAGCAGGAAGCAATGTCAATTCGTACTCGTTCATCAAAGCAATCGCAGAAGAACTACGGGGTCTCGCAGTTGAGGCGAACCTTCCGATTGTATCTGCCACTCAAACTACTCGTAGCGGTTACGGGAGTAGCGATGTTGAGCTTACTGACACCTCTGAATCTTTTGGACTCCCTGCTACTGCTGACCTTATGTTTGCCCTTATTTCTACAGAAGACTTGGAACCGTTGAATCAAATAATGGTTAAGCAGTTAAAGAATAGGTATAACGATCCTACTGTCAATAAGAGATTTATTGTAGGTATTGATAGAGCAAAGATGAGATTGTATGATTGTGAACAAAAAGCACAAGAGGATATAGTTGACAGTGGACAGGAAGAGGAATATAATAATGAGGAGAAGAAACCTAAGAAATCATTTGATGGATTCAAATTCAATTAAGTATCCTTTTTATAGGGTCTTTGATGAGAACGGTGAGCAGTATTGTGATTGTGGATGGGAGAAACATGCACAAGAACTTATCATTCTTAATCAGACATGTTCTCTTGAAGCGGATAGAAAGCAGTTAACATATAAAAGAATAGATGCTCCCAAACCAATTAATCCAGAGACAGTTGATGTTGGTGTAATTCCCGTTGAGGAATTACCTGGTCAACAGGGATTACCAAAAGCAGTTGATAGACTTCCTTTTGAACCAGAAGAAGAAGAACTTGGATTGCCACAAAGCGAACTTAATCAATTTTAAATATGACTATAGAACATTCTGATGCCTATTATGATTACAAACGCAATGACCCCGATAGAGAAAACCCTTTTACTGACCCAAAGGAAAGAGCAAGGGCAGAAAGAGTTGTGGCTGGAGTTGGTAAAATGACAGTTGATACAGAAAAGTACCTTGATTTTGTTGCTGGAGTTACTAGCGAACCAAGTACTGACCTTCCAGCATTACTCTCTCGCATTACTGATTTAGATGTAGAATGTGATGCAGATGTACCACGTTTATTAACTGCTGCACTTGGTTTGACTGCTGAGTCTGGTGAGTTTACTGAGATAGTAAAGAAGATGATATTACAAGGCAAACCATATAATGAAGATAATATCTTTCATATGAAGAGAGAACTTGGTGATATATGTTGGTATCTTGCACAAGCATGTATGGCATTAGATACTACATTTGATGAGGTTATTGAGATGAATGTAGATAAACTCAAAGCAAGATATCCTGGTGGAGAGTTTGATGTTCATAAGTCAGAGAATAGAAAGGATGGTGATGTATGAGTTGGGATGATCCATTAGATTTTAAAAAGGAGGGTATTGTGTTAGATTATAAAACTGCTGGTGTCGATATAGATGCTGGTAAGAAGTTTGTGGAAGAACTTAAAAATAAAGTTCCTAAAATTGGTGGATTTGGTGGCATGTTTAATGTTCCTGTAGGATACGAGGAACCTGTCTTAGTATCTGGTGCTGATGGTGTTGGAACTAAAGTAAGTATATGTCGAGTTGCTAATGACTTTACAACTATAGGACAAGACTTAGTTGCTATGTGTGTCAATGACGTAATTACATGTGGTGCTAATCCATTATACTTTTTAGATTATATTTCTACTCAGAAACTGGATGATAATGTAGCAGATATTATGGTAGGAGTTTTGAAGGGATGTGAGATAGCAGGTATGCAACTGTTGGGTGGTGAGACTGCTGAACATCCAAGACAACTTCATTATGATATGGCAGGGTTCTGTACTGGTATAGTGGAGAAGGAGAATATTATAGATGGGAAAAGTATTAAACCAAGTGATAGAATTATTGGTCTAGCAAGTAGTGGACTGCATAGTAATGGATATAGTCTTGTTAATTATCTGTTGACTAGACATCAGATATTTTATTCTGATTATCCTGAGTTACTTACACCAACTACAATTTATGCACCTGTTGTAAAAACTTTGTTGACAAATATAGAAGAAATTTATGGGATGGCACATATCACAGGTGGTGGTATTCCAGAGAACTTACCACGTTGTTTACCTAAGGGATTAAAAGCACACGTTGATTGGAATTCTTGGACAGTACCAGAAATCTTTAAGCAGATTCAACTCAAAGGTAATGTTGATGAAGAAGAAATGAAGAGAGTATTTAATCTTGGTATTGGATACTGTGTAGTAGTTCCTGCAAATCGTGCAGAACTTACTATGGATATTATTAGAAAGGAAAGTATAGAGTGTTGGGAGATTGGAGAGGTTTACGAGTCTAAATAAAGAAAAGTGTATTTGGTAAGATGGATTCTAAAGACATTAGGGATTTAAATAAGATTTATATGGAAGCCGTTTACGGTGGCGGTAAGAAAGTTGAGAAGAAAGATACCCGTCTTGTTGTAACTGCTGCTGATAAGAAAGCAAATACTAAAGCATATCAGAACTATAAGGCAGGTAACAAAGCATATAAAGCAGCAGATCACTTAGGTGAAGGTAAAGCAGAATCTCCTGAAGCAGAAGAAGAGAAGGATAAGAAAGATGATAATTTAGCAGGAGCACCTAATAAGAAAGGTAAGAAGGCAAAGAGATGGTGGGATGATGATGGTGATGGAAAAGGTTATGAGGATGGTGAGGTAGACGGTAAGTTTCCTAAGAAAAAGGAAGTAAAGGAAGGATATGGTAAAAAGCATAATTGTGCTTCAAAGGTAAAGCATGAGCAGTATGGAATTGGAAACTGCATTAAGGGACAGCATACAATTCTAGAAGATGGAACTGTAGGTCATTATGATGTTGAGTTTGAAGAGTATATTGTTGAAAATTGTCCTGTAGAAGAATTAGAAATCCTTGTTACTGAAATGCACTCTCATAGTGCAAAGAAGAAGGTATCTGAAGCTATTGTACAAACTTATGGTACTAAGGGAAAACTTAAGAAAGAACTTAAGAGTCTTGGTAAAGGTTTTGATACCTTAAAGGGTAAGAACATTAAAAAGGCAGATGAAGTTGCTGAAGAAGTTCTTGATGAGAAGGAAGGTTATAAAACAGTTGCTGCTGTAATTGACTACGATAGGTCAAAGAAAGGAACTGATGATGCCACCTATGATAGTATGCACGGTGACAAGAAAGGAGCAAAGAAAGAACGTGACTATGCTGCATTTGAAAGAGAAAAGATGAAGAAAGATGATCCTAATTGGAAGCACAAGAAAGGGTCTACTAGTGAGTCTGTTGAAGTAGATAAGTATATTGAGACTGTTCAGAAAGTAAAGGAAGCAGAATCTGAAGCAGACATTGAAAGATGGAGTGTATTAGAATCGAGTGGTAAGTTTACTGCAGAAGAAATTGAGGCATTTAAGGAGGTAGACCGCCTGGGAAAGATTGAGGAGAGTGAGAAACTCGCTCAAAAGGCATATGCTAGAGCACAAAAATTAGGTGCTCAGAGAAGAAGTAGTTCTAATCCTCGTGGTATCGGTAAAGGTGAAAGAGCTGGGTATAACTTAGCACAAGCACAGAGAAGTCGTAATACAGATGCAGCAACACAAGGAGGTCCACAGACAGGTGGTGGTTCTAAGTCATTTGGATATGCTAAGAACAAGAGTAATCCTGTAAAGTCTAAGAGTATTGGTGATACTGGTGCTACAGGACATTATAGAAAGAGGGATGAAAAAGTAACATCAAAGTCTGGTAAGACTACTCGTTACAAAATGAAGTTTGCTGATAGAATGAATTCTCCTGTTAGTAGAAGACAGGAACTAAAAGATCCTAAGAAGAATCCTAAGCATACTGATAACAAATAATGAAATCCTTCAGTCACTTCTCTGAGGATATAGCATCTCGCAGGAAAATGTTTAAGCAACGGCAAGCACAGCAAGCCGCTGACTATAAAGATAGTACTGTGGGTGCTATGCAAAGAGCAAAGCAAAAGGCAGCAGAAAAGGAAAAAATCAGAGCAGAAGTTAGGAAAGAAATAGAAAACGAATCATAAAGAATTAATTAAATTAGTAAATAGTATTTGACATACCAACTATTTTGTGCAATAGTTGTTAATAACCTAATGGAATATCCCAAACCACGATGGGATCTTGAAAATGATGTACTACGACTGGAACAAATGATTCACCTTTACCAAGATGAAATTCAAAAGTTAGAAGTAGAAAACAAAGAGTTGCAACAACAAGTTGCAATGCTTACAAGAAAAATTAAATATTATAAAATAAAAGAAGAGCTTGACGAAGAGGGATAAATAACTCTAGAATGGAGTTTATTATGGCTTTACATATGAGAGATCAACTATTGAAGGCAGTGTTAGCACATGCCAATGGTGAGATTGCAAAACACAAGGCAAACGTAGAAGTTTACCTGGAACATCCAGCAGGTATTGGAGAGCACTCTGATATTACTGAAGCAATCCAAGTAGAGTTAGACAAGATTGCTCGTTATCATGATCAGATAGAAGTTATCAATCATTATTTTCTGAAGAGATAGATGGCACAAGCAAAGACTGAAAAGAAAACATCTCTGGAACCTTCAGAGGTGTTTTGTGCTATGGGTCTTTTAATGACTGTAAAAGAGATTAATAATTTGGTTCAAGATAAATCTGGAACTGTATTATTGCAATGGGCATCTGATAAAACAACAATCAGTAAAGCAAAAAAAGGTATCAAACCTTTTGATAATAGATTTGAAAAGATGTTTGATAATGCAGGTGATAAAAAATTTGTAAATGATATTAAAAAAAGAGAACCACTTGTTGCTAATATAATGGCAGGTTTTTCTGCCGCATTGGGTATTAAAAGGTTTATGTATTTTATGGGTGATAGTAATAAACCTGTAGAGAAAGTTTATCTGACTGGTGCAAATTGGCCATCAGAAGTGAATAATTTTAGGTTGCGGAATGAGGATACTAAATTTGATTATAATTCTTCTGATATGGTAGCAGAAGTTAATGATGAAACTTATTATGGTATTTCTCTTAAGAAGAAAAAAAATATTAAAGGTGCTGATCCTACTCTTATAAACAAAGCATATTCAACTTTCATTGATGGTAATAAATTTATAAAGCAAAGAAATAAATTAAATGAGGTAAGGCAAGAGTATTTTGCAGAGATGGTAAGAAAGGCTCAAAGAGAGGGTATAATTAATTTATTAATAAATGGCGTACCTGTAGATAAAGCAAGTACTGAAGCAATATGGGAGCATAAGGTTATTGATCCAAGAAATCCAAGGAAAAGTTATGCTGTAATTAATTTAAAAGGTTCAAATAAAGACGATAAACCTGTTGAAGTGAGTGATATTACAGACCCTCTTTTATTTGAGGCAACAAAAAAAGGTACAATAGGATTGAGGAGTTATATTAATGATGATTTAGCAAGACCTGATAATGAACTGTATGGTAAAATGAATGCAATCATACAAAAGAATGCTAAATTTTTTGCTGAAAGTTTGATTGATATTGTTCTTAAAACAAAAATGCAAGCTAAATTGAGAGCAAAGAATATTGGTAATTTTCATTTTGAATTCTGCCTGGTTACAGGATTTGCTGATTTTACGCAAGATAAAAAAAATATAGCAAACTCTAAATTAATATTAAAACCAGCAACTGTGATACCACAACATACAATACTATGTGGACTTTCAAATTTACAAGATAATAAAAAGAAATATTTGATGAAACTTGATACTGAACAGAAGATGAAATCAAATGCAGCAAAAATTTTCTATAATTTATCAAAAGATGGTGTGAATATTCTTGAGTTGCAGTTAAGATATAAGGGTGATTTTAAACAACCACCTCAATTCTTTGCAACATTGTCTACTGATTTTAAACATCAGATGTTTGATGAGTGTAAAATTAAGAGACCAGAAAGAACAGATAAACATAATAAAGCTTTAGGTAAAAAATTATAGGTTTAATAAAACACTAAATATAGTTATGAAGAATTTTCTAGAATTTTTAACAGAAGCAGGTTCGTCGCAAGCATCTATGCAAGCGTCGAAGTTGAACCTTACGAGTGATGGTCACGGTGGTTGGTTAGACTCTCGTGGTAACATGGTTGCTGTTACTGATAAAGGTAAGTTAAAATTTACTGATAAGAAGCAGAAAGCAGCAGACGAAGGTCCAGTCAAGCAGATGGCAACTCGTCGTGCTGATGATAAGTTAGCGGGTGCTCCTAGACAACAACCTGCACCAAGACAAGCAAAAGCACAAGCAGAACCTGAAGGTGACGCTAAATCTGGTGGTGGAGATACATTAACAGTTGCCTTTGGTAGGTTTAATCCACCAACCACTGGGCATGGAAAACTATTACAAGCAGCAAAGAAAGCATCAGCAGGTGGAGATTTAAAAATATATCCTTCTCGTACACAGGATCCGAAGAAAAATCCTCTTGATCCTGACATGAAGATTTCTTATATGAAGAAACTGTTCCCAGAGTATGAGGAGCAGATTATAAATGATGCAGAAATGAGGTCAATCTTTGATGTATTAACTACAGCATCTGAAGACGGGTATGGCAATGTAAATATAATCGTTGGTTCTGATAGACAATCTGAATTTGAGAACCTAGCACAGAAATATAACGGAGAACTTTATAACTTTGATTTAATTAGAGTTATTTCTGCAGGTGTAAGAGATGCAGATGCTGAAGGTGTAACAGGAATGTCTGCATCTAAGTTAAGAAAAGCAGTTGTTGATGATGACTTTGCTGCATTTAAGAAG